AACATGTATGAACTAGCAAACTTTTATGATACATCTTTTGCTAACCATGCTGCTATTGATGCCAAGGTAGAAAATATTGTAGGTCTTGGATATCGTTTTGATATTTCAGACAGAACATCTTTACGCCTTGAAACTTCAAGTGATGAGCAAGCATCTGCTCGTGCTCGAAAGAGGATTGAGCGCATGAAGATTGAACTTCGTGATTGGCTAGAAAATTTAAATGATGATGATTCATTTACAAAGACTATGGAAAAGGTTTATATAGACTTAGAGGCAACAGGAAATGGTTTCATTGAAATAGGAAGAACTGTTGAAGGCGACATCGGATATCTAGGTCATATTCCAGCAACTACTGTTCGTGTTCGCAGACTAAACGATGGCTTTCTTCAAATTATTGGTCAGCAAGTAGTTTACTTTAGAAACTTTGGGGCTAAGAACCAGAACCCAGTTACTGTAGATACTAGACCAAATGAGATTATCCATATTAAACAATATTCCCCACTAAATACGTTCTATGGTGTACCAGATATTGTTGCTGCCTTCCCATCTTTGATTGGTGATAAGTTAGCATCACAATATAATATTGACTACTTTGAAAATAAAGCGGTACCACGATATATCATCACTCTAAAGGGTGCCAAGCTAAGTGCAGATGCAGAAGACAACATGTTTAGATTCTTACAGACTGGACTAAAATCTCAATCCCACAGAACCCTGTACATACCACTTCCTGGAGATACAGATCAAAACAAGGTTGAGTTCAAAATGGAGCCAATTGAAAATGGTATTCAAGACGGATCATTTAAAGAATACAGAAAGCAAAATCGTGATGATATCCTGATTGCTCATCAGGTTCCAATCTCTAAACTTGGTGGTTCTGATTCTGGTATCGCAGCAGCTCTATCTCAAGATCGTACATTTAAAGAGCAGGTTTCACGACCAGCACAGCATCATCTTGAAAAAATTATCAATAAAATTATTAAAGAAAAAACAGATATTTTAGAGTTAAGGTTTAATGAGCTGACTCTTACAGATGAAATTGCTCAGTCTCAAATTCTTGAACGTCTTGTTAAGACTCAAATCATGATGCCAAATGAGGCTAGAGAAGCTCTTGATCTTCCACAAACTAAAGATGGAGATACTCCATTTGTAATGTCTCCAGGGCAAGCAAATGATGCTCAATCAAATGCAACTTCAAATCGCCAACGGGATACAGAAAGAGTCAACAACCAGTCAGATGGCCCAGCAACTATCGCTGGAAGAAATCCTAAAGGTGAAGGAAGATCATCTCAATAATTGAGAAAACTCATAAATGTTTGGTATAATAGATAAGCTATGAATATAAATAAAGCTTCCTGGGTTACCGACGGAGACAACGTTCGTCTATCAATGCCTTTTGGCAAGGTAGATCAAGAACGAAGACTTGTTTCAGGTTTTGCCTCTCTAGACAATGTTGACAAACAAATGGACATTGTAACTACCGAAGCTAGCATGAGTGCTTTTGCAAAATTTCGTGGGAACATTAGAGAAATGCACCAACCATCTGCTGTTGGCAAGATGATCTCATTTAAAGAAGAAAAATATTTTGATCCAGAATCAAAGAAGTTTTATAAAGGAGTATACGTTTCTACCTATATTTCTAAGGGTGCCCAAGATGCGTGGGAAAAAGTTCTTGATGGTACATACACTGGTTTTTCAATCGGGGGACGAATGAACAAGTGGGATGACGCATATGATGATACAATGGAAAAGCAAATTAGAATTATCAAGGACTATGACCTCATTGAGTTATCTCTTGTCGATAGTCCAGCAAACCAATTTGCTAGCATTATGTCAGTTGAGAAAGTTGATGGTGTTGATATGATTAAAGCAGATAACACTGTTTTAGAAAATGTATTCTATGACAAAGAGTCTGGATTAGTTATTGTTTCTGAAGAAGAGACCCAAGTAAGTCCTGCAACTGGACAAGAAATGAAGAACATTGGTTTTGTTGAAAAAGATGATTTAGAAAAAGCAAATATGATAAAGTTCTTAGTTGATAGTGCTAAAGGCATTAGTACAATTAAGATTACTAAGGAGGTAAATCCAATGACAGAAGCAACAGAAGTAGCAGTCGAATCTGCAGTTGAACAAGTTGAGGTTACTCCAGAGGCACAGCCAGCAGTTGTTCAAGAAACACCTGCAGTAGTTGAAGAAGCACCAGTAGCGCAAGAAGCTCCTGCTGCAGAACCAGCTGATGGTAGTGCAGAGTCTCCAGCTGCACCTGCAGCTGAGACTGTAGAGAATACTGCAGATAAGGCAGACAGCCTTGAAGCAAATGCAACAGCATCTAACGAAGAAATTGCTAAAGCAGTTTCAGAAATTAAGGATTCTCTAACTAATGCCTTTGGCGATCTCTCTTCAACTGTAAAATCTTTACATGAGCAGATTATGACACTAAGTAAGTCTCTTGAATCCGTAACTAGTGAGGTTAAGGAAGTTAAGGGAACATTTGATGAGTTTGGCAAGCGAGTGGATGACGTAGTAGCAGACACAGCTTTCCGCAAGTCTGGCGATCTAGGCGAGATCGTACAGTTCGAACCACTTAAGGTTCAAAAATCCCTATGGGGCGGTCGTTTCCTCACATCAACCGACCTATTCAACTAAGATATAAAATCACTAGGAGGTGAACAATATGTCGGAACAAGAAATAAATATAGAAAAGAACTACCCAGGATCTGGTGGCAGCGGAGCTGAGATTAACTCACAAGGCGCAACAGTATCTGGAAATATCGGTGGTGCAACTGCCCGTAATGCTGATGGCAACGTAAGTCCAGTAACAGCACTCGGTCAGACAGCAACAGCTAACTTCGGTGTCACAACTGGACCTAACGCTGTAAACCCAACTGGTACATCAGGTGGTATTCTAGCACCAGAGCAAGCTCGTCGCTTCATCGACTACGTGTGGGATGGAACAGTTCTCGCCAAAGATGGTCGTAAAGTTACAATGCGTGCTAACACAATGGAAATCGAGAAAGTTAACGTTGGAGAGCGTGTAATCCGTGCTGCTGCTCAAGGTAGCCCAAACTACACAAACGCTGGCGCAACATTCTCAAAGGTAGAACTAACAACCAAAAAGATTCGTCTTGACTGGGAAGTTTCTACAGAATCACTAGAAGACAATATTGAAGGCGGTGCTCTTGAAGATCACCTAGTTCGTCTTATGACAAACGCTTTCGCTAATGATATTGAAGATCTAGCAATCAACGGCGATGGATCAACTGGCGACTTCCTTTCAATCATGGATGGATTCGTTAATCGTGTACAGACTGAAGATGCTCACGAAGCAGTTACAGTTATCAACGATAACCAGTGGACAACTGGCGCTATGCAAGATATCATCTTGGCTTTGCCACGTAAGTATCGTGCACTAAAGGCTGGTCTAAAGTTCTATGCTGGTACAGATGTTTTCCAAAGCATCGTTAAGAACAACGGTACACTTGCTGATGCAATCGCAGAAGCATTCTCACCAGCAATTGGTGGAACCGCACAAAACCGTCAATCATACCTTGATGGCGGAGCACAGACATTCGGTGGTGCTCGCACTACTCGTGTTCTAGGCATTGATGTTATGGAAGTTCCTTACTACCCTGCAGGATATGTCGATTTGACATTCCCACAGAACCGTGTATGGGGATTCCAACGTGACATCACTGTTAACCGTGAATACAAGCCAAAGAAGGACACAATTGAATACACAGTATTCGTCCGCTTTGGTATTCAATGGGAAGAACTAGATGCAGTTGCATACCATGACATTTCAGATTCATAATCTGTAGTCAACCTAGAGGGGGAGTAGAGTAACATCTGCTCCCCCTTCTTCATATTCTGGTATAATTTAGTCAGGAGGGAATGCTTTGAACATTGATAATTTGTTAAATAAAACAGTTTTTGAATTAAAGTCGTATGCTAAAACTAACGGTATTCCTTTGGGGGACGCAAAAAAGAAAGTTGATATACTATCAACAATTGAAGCATTTACTCCATCTAATGTTATAACAGAAAATATTAAAGAAGAATATGACAAAGTAGCCCTATATTCAAAAAGAAATATCCATTGGTCAGAAATTGGAAACCTTAAGATTGGATACAACATTGTTTCTAAAGATCAAGCAAAAATTATGTCTACCCATAAGGCTGTGCGTGTTGCATCTCCTGAAGAGGTAGCAAGTTACTATGGTAAATAATGCAACTATTACGTAAAGCTCCATATCCACTATCTGTAACCTATACCGTTCCAGATAGCCTTACAGACTACATTCTAGTCATTAGAGATATGTCTGAGCAGACAGAACTTGAAGAGTCTGTAACATCAACTGTTGGATCTGTAATTACCTACTCCCTTACTGGAGACTTTACAAGATATGATAAATCATATGCCCTTATAATTTATGAAGATCTAACCGACTCTGGTCCAGACCTTGTTTATGGAGATGTTGTTGTAGAAGATAACTTACATATTCAAAGACCTTACGTTGACCCAACAAGTCTTGGAACCACAGCTACAGAAATTGCTCAATATAAAGAATATGAAAATTTAGCCAGACTGATTATTGACTCAGTTACTGGTGGATTTTATTATAATAGAACATACCTAGAGGTTGTTGGTCAGGGTACTGACTATATGCCACTTTGGAAAAAAACAGAAAAACTTTTAAAGGCATATGAAAATACAGTGTTAGTGTATGACTCATCTCAATCACCAGCAGCTCTAGGATCATTTAATTATATAATTACAAAAGATAAGACATCAATTACAAAAGATCCAGTATTAGATGAAGGTGAACTAAATCGTGCAGAAAGAAAACCTGCAAGAATTCCATTAGCAGCATCAGACTCATACAATATTTTTGATACACAAGACAGTGGGCTGGTTCAAACCATTTCTGCAGGAGTTGGTTTTGCTGAAGGCACTGATTATATATTTCAACTAGAAACAGGATACAAAGTAGTACCATACGATATCCAAAATGCAACAAAGATTCTTATTGAAGATATTAAGTGTGGAAAGCTAGACTACTACAAGAGGTTTGTCAAGAGATATGAGACAGATCAATTCCAGATTGAATACGATAAGCGACTAATTGATGGTACTGGAAACCTCTTAGTTGATAAGATTTTAGATAAATACAAAACCTCAATAACTCGTCCTGGGATTTTATAATGTTAGTATGTGAAGAAAATGACTTCATATACCCTATGAGAGCTGATATTTATTATCCAATCATAACTCAAAATGACTATGGTCAAGCAAACAAAGAGTGGGTATTTGATAGAACAATTGTATGTAACGCAACCCCAGTTGGAGGAAATCGTACTGAAGATATCAGACCAGAAGTATTTCTTCAGTATGAGAATAAACTAATTGCTCGAAGCAAGTCTGACATAAGAGCATCATCTACAAATACTCTAAATGCTGCAACTAATATATTAATTACTAATATTAGAGATATTCATGACAATCTTATTTATACCGAAAGTGCTGGACCAAGAGCAGGTCGTGGAACTATTTATGAGCTAGGAACCTTTGATCCATTTAGTGGACCATTTGGAGATGTTGAATTCTTCAAGATGTTGTGGCGTAGGACTGAAAACCAAAGCGTTGGTGACTAATGAAAGTTTATACAAATACAAAATTTTTTGAAAAACAAATGAATAATATCGTTAACTACTCTTTTGGATTTTTAGAAGGAGTTCAAAAAGGCAAATCTGTATTCTTAAATAATTTAGGGCACGGAGTATTGACAGTACTATATGATTACATTGATGCAAGTGCTAGATCTAATCCAAGAGCTTTGCACCACATTTATGAATGGATGCAAACGGGTAGCCCAAAAGCAAGACTATATGACTTAGACTACACCATAAGTAATCTAGGGCTTAGCCTTAAATCAAATTTTAAGCAATCATCTTCTATTGCTACAAATTCAAAAGTTCCTTTTTATGATAAAGCAACAATAATGGAACAAGGGATTCCAGTAAAAATTGTTCCAGTTAGATCTGATGTTCTTGTGTTTGAAGCAAATGGAGAAACAGTATTTACAAAAAACGAAGTAATAATTAACGATCCAGGCGGAACAGAAGTAGTGGGATCATTTGAAAAGGCTGTTGATGAATTCATGTTAGGATATTTTAGGCAATCATTTATTCGTGCATCTGGGCTATATGATTATATAAATAAGCCAACACTATATAAAGCAAACTTTGCTGCTGGATCTAGAACAGGAAGAGCAAAAGGTATAGACACTGGATTTAAGTGGATTGCTAACGCAAGGGTTGGGGTATAATAAAGACATGGCTACAATATCTCAAACAGGATTCCCACCTCAATATATTAATAAGTATATACAGGCACAGCTGGAAGAGTTTGGCATTTTAACAGGGGCAGAACAATTTGACCCAATAGTTCCTGTAACCCCTACAAACATAGAAGAGCTATACGGAAACTATGTAGGGGCTCCTGGACAGGTTGCCCCAGTGCTAATCGTTTACGATAGATTAGCTAGGTATAGACCAAAATCATTTTACAGACACAAAAGAGAACAGCTCATTTATACCATCCATTCAAGCAGCCTAACAACTGCAAATGATGTGGTTAGAGTAATCTCAGAAGCCCTTGACCGTGAGGATGCTTCAGCCCAAGATGTAAATAAATGGATAAAAGATAATCTACCAGATGACAATAAAAATGTATTTTTTCATAGATTTAAGGCTTTCCAGATTGATGAAACAAGAGACTTGCTAGAACTATCGTCAGCAAGACTTTCAGCAGTAAACAAGATAGTTATTGAGTATGACTACCACACCACTGGTGCGTTTTACACTTAAAAATGCTGTTATAATTATCTTGAGGAAACAAACGCCAAACAATTTAATATCTATTCATCTAGAATAAGAAAGAGGTACCCATGTCATATAGTCGTGGAAGTTCAACTAACATCATCGTTGGAGCAGCAGCCCTATTCGTTGCAGATACAACTTTGACCCCATCAACACTAGAATCATTTAGCACTGAAGTATCATTTAGAGAGACTCTCTCAAATGATGCAGCTTATACTAATGTTGGTTATACAATGAACGGTCTTGAAATGCAGTTCCAACCTGACTTCGGTGAAGTTCAAGTTGACCAGATTCTTGACGTTGCTAAGCTTTACAAGCAAGGAATGCAAGTTAACCTTGCAACAGCCTTTGCTGAAGCTACACTTGAAAACTTGCTACTAGCACTTGCTTTTAGCGATGCCCAACTAACTGGAACAAAGCTAAGCCACACAGGACGGGTATTAAACCTTTCTGCAGGTGAACTTGGCGAATGTCCAGTAGAGCGTGGAATTGTTGCTATCGGACCAGGAACAGGTGATTGTGTCACATCTGCAGATGTAGAGCGTGTTTACACAGCATACCGTGCCTTGTCAATTGAGAACGTAACAGTTTCTGCAAAGCGTGACGAAGCTTCAATGTTTGAAGTTTCATTCCGTCTACTTCCAGAGGATGCATCTGGCTCATATGGTAAGATCGTTGATCGTACCTTCGGAGACTCATTGTCTTAATTCTTAAGCAAGCAGCATTGCCCATCTCTTCGGAGGTGGGCTTTTCTGTTTTATGGTAGAATAGAAGTTCAATGGCAACTAAAGTATATACAACAGACAATGTTTATTTGTTTAATGGAACAGAACTAGAAATATCTCCACTTAAGATTAAGTATCTTAGAGAATTTATGGTGGCATTTGATGATATTAAAAAATCTAAAAATGATGATGAAGCTATAGTCACTCTTGTGGAATGTGTAAGAATTTGCATGAAACAATATTATCCTGAAATATCTAAAACAGTAGAAGATGTAGAAGACAATGTTGATATGCCAACTATATACAAAATACTAGATATATCTGCTGGTATTAAGATAAATAGAAAATTAGAAGAGCCCGTAAAAGATCAAGCACAAAAAAGTGGGGAAACCTGGGAGACGTTAGATTTAGCAAAACTAGAGTCTGAAGTATTTTTGCTGGGCATATGGAAAGACTATGACGAACTAGAAAGATCTCTCTCTATGTCAGAATTAATGATTACTTTAGAAGCCGTAAGAGATTTAGATTATTCAGAAAAGAAATTTCTTGCTGCTATGCAAGGTGTTGATCTTGACGCAGAAAGCGGAAAAGATAGAGGACAAAAAGAGTGGGAAGATATGAAAGCTAGGGTATTTAGTGGTGGACAGACCTCAGATTCAAATGATGTTTTATCACTTCAAGGAGTAAACGCCCAAAAAGCTGGGTTTGGAATTGGGATGGGATTAGATTACGAAAACTTAACCTAAGCAGCGTTTTATGCTATAATTGACATACAACCACAGGAGGTTATATATGGCAACAACGCCAAAAGAAAAAAATGAAGTCGTCTTTATTGACGGAACAAAAATTGATGCACAACCACTTAAGATCTCTCTACTTAGACCATTTATGAAATCTTTTGAAGGACTAACAGCGGTTGCAACAGATAACGAAAAATCAATGGATATCTTAATCCATTGTGCACACATTGCAATGAAACAATACAAGCCAGAAGCAGACTACTCTGTTGCTGATTTGGAAGATCTAGTTGATCTGCCAACAGTGTACAAGATCATTGAAGCAGCATCAGGAATCAATCTAAATGATTCAGCATTACTTGCACTTGCTTCACAAGAATAAAACAATAAAATAGGGAGTCATGGCGGTTAGATGGCAGATGTAAACAGCAATATTTTAATTAATATTGACACAACGCAAGCTATGTCCGCACTACGTGGGCTAGACAAGCAGATATCTGCGTTTAACCGTTCCATGATTGTCGGTACAAAGGCTGCATCACTAGCCCAAGCCGATTTTTCAAAATCACTTTTACATAACATTAATGCTACAGGCATGTTTAATGCCTCTATGGGCAAGATGTCAACTTCTACAGAGCAGTTTTCTCGTAGTTTAGAGTCTGGCAAATTATCACTTCGTGAGTATTACCGATATGGCATGGCTTCAACAAAAACATTTGGCAAAAATTATGCTAAAGAGTTTTCAACAATTAGTAGTTTAGTTGAAAAAAGAGTAAAGGCACTTCAAAGCCAGTATGTTCAATTAGGGAAAGATGCTTCTGGCGCACTAAACTCAATGCGAGTTACTCCTAAAAATCTTAACTATAATGATCAATTAACTAATATGTCCATGGCGATTCAACGCCAACAAATATTGAATAAACTACTTGATGATGGATCTACAAAACTTCTTAACTTTGGTAAAAATACACAATGGGCTGGTCGTCAGCTTATGGTTGGTTTTACAATTCCCTTGGCTATGTTTGCAGGATCAGCAATTAAATCATTTAAAGAAATTGAAACTCAGGCAATAAGATTTAAAAAAGTTTATGGTGACATATTTACTACTCAAGGCGAAAGTGATAAAGCTCTTAAAAATATAAGAGATCTTGCAAAAGAATATACAAAGTATGGGCTTAAAGTTTCTGAAACAATTAAGATGGCTGCCGATGCTGCTGCAGCTGGTAATTCTGGAAAGCAATTAGAGGAAGTTGTAAAGCAGGCAAATAAACTTGCAGTCTTAGGTGGCGTGGCACAAGATAAAGCATTAGAAACAACTATTGCACTGCAAAATGCTTTTTCTATTGGATCTGAGGAACTTGGAAAGACCATGGACTTTCTTAACTCTGTTGAAAACCAAACTGTATTAAGCCTTGAAGATTTATCTAATGCTATTCCAAGAGTTGCTCCAATTGTTAAACAACTTGGTGGTAATGTTGAAGACCTAGCTTTTTTCTTAACAGCAATGAAGGAAGGTGGAATCAGCGCAGAACAAGGTGCTAACGCACTTAAGTCTGGATTAGCTTCCCTTATCAATCCATCTAAAGCTGCATCTGAATCAGCAGCAAAACTTGGTATTAATCTTAAAGGCATTATTCAAGATAATCAAGGCAATCTAAGAAATACTGTTATATCTTTTGCTCAAGCACTACAACCATTAACAGATTTACAAAGATCACAAACAATTGAAAAAGTATTTGGAAAATATCAGTTTGCAAGAATTTCTGCTCTTTTAAATAACGTAACCAAAGAAGGAACTCAAGCAAATAGAGTTTTAAGATTAGCATCAGCGTCAGCAGAAGAATTAGCTTTATTGTCTCAACGAGAACTAAAAACGCAAGAATCTTCACCCATGTATAAGATGCAAGCAGCAATTGAAAAACTTAAAGCCTCTATTGCTCCAATTGGTGAACTATTTGCAAAAGTATTAACACCAGTGATTAACTTTTTTGTTAAATTATTTGATAAGTTTAATAATGCCCCAGAAGGAATTAAAAAAGCAGTTGCAATTATTGTAGCAGCAGTTGCTGGTATTGGTCCAGTCCTTCTTATGACTGTTGGTCTTGTTGCTAATGGTTTAGCTAACTTAATGAAAATGTTTAACCTTATTCGCAAAGGTTTCCAAAGCTTAGCCTATGGATCTAAAGATGCAGCTCTTGGAACACAATATTTAACTAATGAAGAGTTAGAAAATATTGCAATATCTAACAGCCTTGCAACATCTCACAAAGCATTATCCGCAGCATACGTTCTTGAATCAACAAGTCTTGTTGCCTTAACAAATTCGTATAGAGAAGCAAAAGTTGCAATGTCTAGTTTTGCTAGCACAAACCCAGGAATGTTTATGCCAAGCGTTGCTAGAGTCACCCCTCCAAGGCGTTTTGCTAAAGGCGTAACAAGTGTTCCTGGAACGGGGAATCAAGATACTACCCCAGCACTTCTAACTCCTGGAGAAGCCGTTATCCCTGCTGATATGGCAAAGAAGTACGCACCATTTATTGGACAGATGATTGACGGAACTTTACCAGGCCATATGGCTGGAAGAATGCCACTATTCCTGGGCATGCCAAAAACTATTAAAGCTGTTACAGATCAACGTAAAGCAAGAACTACAATGGAGTCAATTGGAAGAGCAACTGAAGCAAGTAGATTTGCTAAGATGGATCCAACAGATTTTGGCGTTCAGCTTGAAGCAACTACAGGTCGCTCATTTCCAGTTCAAGGTGTTGGCGGTTTATATCAAAAAGCAAATGGAGATAAAGTATTTGTTAAGCCAATGCTTGATGAAACTGCTGCATTAGCAGAGCAAAGAGCAACAATTATTGCAAGAGACGCACATGGTTTAAATGCTCCAACACAAACAATTCGCACAATGATTGATCCAACAGATCCACTAAAGAAAAGAAAACTAATTGTTCTTGAAGCTCCATATAATCCTGAGTTTGCTAAACCAACTGGAAAATTTACAAAAGATGAATACTTTAGACAACTTGTTGCTTCTGGTTTAAGAGGAGATAAAGATCTTCAAGTAGCAAACCTATCAGGAAATAATTTAGTAGACGTTGGACCTGCAGGTGTATTTGATGCAGCATCTGGTCTAAGAGCATATTCAAAAGCTATGCCATCTGTTGAAGAACAAGTTCGTATAAATTTACTTGGTGTAAAAGGTTCAAATACAAAAAGATTCTTTGCTGAAGCAACAACTAATATTCCAAAAGGAATGACTGCTGAGCAATACAACCAAGCAATGATAGATGAAATAAATTTAGTTTTGCCTAAGCTTAGAAAAACAGTATCAGGTTTTGATTTAAATAAAGATGAACAGGCTATATATCAAGGAATGATTAAGCGTTTAGAAGATACTAAAAACGCTAACTGGAGAGAAATTCATGGTATTCATTCATCAGTAGTTGCTAATCCAAAGAAAGCATTAACTCCTGCAGCAATAAAGAAAATAGAAGATGAAATTGCATTAAGATCAAGACAAAAAGGACATGGTGCATCTTTATCTGATAGAGACTTTATAGAAGGTTTTGCTAAATGGGCACAAGGAAATGGTTTTGCTAAGGGTGGAATAGTTCCAGGATATATGGCTGGAAGATCTGGTATGAGCTTTGGCGCAGCAGCAGCAATGAAAGTTTCAGGAAATGTTGAAAGCAGAGCATTGTCTACAATAGCATCTAACGCAGCATCCATTATTCCAAGCCTTAACATAACAAGATCTGGCGGAATAACTACTGTAAAAGTTGGTAATGCAGAATTTTCTATTAGATCAAATGCAGAAGAAAATTTATTAAAATTTATTAGACAAAATGAAGAGTTTCAATTAGCAAGAGGTGATAGTAGACAAGAAATTTTAGACACTATGACTCGTGTAATTTTAAGACCAGGAAAGAATAGTGGAATATCTTTTGACAAAAGGTTGGTTACTCCTTCAGATATAAAACAAAGACTTCCATTTGCACAGGCAGAAAGAGAACGAAGCGCACCAGCATGGGCAAATAAAAGATTTACCAAGCTTTTGTCTGGACCTAAAGCAAATAAAGAAGCACTAAGTCTTACTAATGCTCTTGCTGACGATGTCTTGTCTTTAAAAGAACTAGTTGCGTCAGGTAAGTTAACTGAAGCACAAGTTTTGTCTGTAGCAGGCGGTAAGGGTGGCATAACAACTCTTGATCAACTTGCTGAACAGGTTAAAGTTGGTAAAGGTGGAATGGCTGCATCTCACCTTAAAGTTGTTGGAGCAGATCGCAAACCTG